GGTCTCCTCAGTTTCACCTGCTCACAACAGTGAAACTAAGGGGACAACGTTTGCATGTACGCAAAAAGGTTTTGCAAGGTCATGACGGGCATCGCTGATGCTCAGGCTTGGGCAAATGAACTCATTCGGCGTGAGAGCAGGGGGCCGGGTGACATGGAAAATGCCATGCACCGCCTAGAAGCCCGCTACGGCATTCCGTGGCGCATCTTCTGGCAGCTTAGGTATCGCGCGCCGAAGGACGTGTTTGTCGGCGTCTATCTCCAACTCAAATCTGCCCATGAGGCCGAGTGCGCCCGGCAGGAAAGGCTTATGCGGCATGAACTTGCGATTGCCGAAGCAAAGGTTTCGGCTTTTCAGAATTTGGCTGGCGCGGATGCTGATCCGGCTCAGTCAGAAGGTGCTTTGAGTGAAGAGGCTTAGTCAATGAAGCTGCGCGTCCTCGACCTTTTCAGCGGTATCGGCGGCTTTAGCCTTGGCCTTGAACGGACGGGCGGGTTTGAGACGGCGGCGTTCTGCGAATATGCCGAGTTTCCCCGCAAGGTGCTGGCGAAGCATTGGCCTGACGTTCCGATCTATCCTGACGTGCGTGAACTGACAGCGGAGCGTTTTGATGCAGATGGACTTGGGCCTATTGACCTTATCTGCGGAGGATACCCCTGTCAGCCCTTTAGTCACGCCGGGAAGCGACTTGGCGCGGAAGATGACCGCCACCTCTGGCCTGAGATGTTTCGTCTTATCGCGTCACTCAGGCCCGCTTGGGTCATTGGTGAGAACGTTGCTGGCCACGTCAGCATGGGCCTCGACGATGTGCTTTCTGACCTGGGAACACTCGGCTACTCCGCGCAAGCGTTTGTTATTCCGGCTTGCGCCCTCGGTGCATCGCACAGACGGGATAGAACTTGGGTGGTGGCCTACGGCGAGAACGAAAGGGTTGATTGGCGGATCGGGCAGCAAAGCCATGATTGCAAATCTGGTGCGCAGTGGAATTTTGGACAAGGAAGACGCGGTCCAGATGACGGGAATAAAGATGTGGCCGACCCCTTGCGCCACAATGTCCAAGGGTTCGTCTCCGAATGCCTTGACTCGAAAAGATGGGCGGAATCGCACCAACGACAGGTTGGATCATGCGGTGATGGCGGCGGATGGTGGACACCTGAACCCGACGTGGGTCGAGTGGCTCATGGGGTTCCCCATCGGGTGGACAGACTTAAAGCACTCGGAAATGCCGTAGTCCCTCAGATACCCGAGATGATAGGCCGCGCCATCCTCCAGAGCATGAAGGAGGCCGCATGAAAACGCGCATCACCCTCGCCAGCCTTCCGCCGTCGGTCAACGCGATATGGCGTCATACCAAGGGCGGGAAGACTTACCGCACCCAAGCGTACATGACTTGGATACGAGGCGAGGAATGGAACGTCCAGCCTCAGTTGATAAGGCAGCATCGCTTTATCGGGCCGGTGTACATCACGCTTGCGATGAAGCGCCCGCGCGCAAACACCGATTTGGACAATCGCATCAAGGGGTGCCTGGATTTTTTGCAGCATGTCTCTGCTATTGACGATGATAAGCACGTCATGGGCGTCAATGCGTTTTGGACGGTAGACCTTCCCGAAGGCGTAGCTGCTGAAATCAGCATCGTTCAAGCGGATGCACTTGCAGCATGACATTCAATTGGACAATGGAGGCCCTTGACCGTCTTCGCGTCATGCACGCCGAAGGCAAGACATTCCTTGAGATTGCAGCGGCTCTCAACACTACGCGGTGTTCCGTCGCTGGCAAGGCGCATAGGCTCAAGCTGCCGCACAGGACGCAGTCCTTCTCTGCTCAGAAACGATGGGCAACAGCTGAACCGAAGCCCAAGGCTTCAAAGCCATTTCTGTTCACCAACAAGCGCGAAAGGAAACCGCCGATGCTACTGCGTATCGTGACCGTGCCTGATGCCGTGCCTGTTTCACTTATCGAGCGAACCGGATGTTGTTATCCGACGACGACCGAGAAGCCGCACCTGTTCTGCAATGCGCCCAAGGGCGATGACACAGGCGATTACTGCGAAGTGCATTTTAGGACCATGTATCCCAACAGCAGGAGATCGGCGGCATGATGATGGAAGCAATGATCAAGCGGGCGCTTGACGGCAACTTCTTTGCCGTGAACTTCAATACGGGCCGGATCGTGACGGTGGACGTTCCGCACGACTATATTCCGGATCACAAGCCGATGTTTTATGACTTCGTATCGGACAAGCCGCCGATCAAGGAAGCGCCCCCGGTTATCGAGCTCGACGAGATCGCAGCGGGTCCGTTGCTCGTTGATTGCGCGCCGAAGCTTAAAGAGATTCTAGACGCCGTCAGCGCCGTGCTGAGGATAGGCCGTCTTGATCTGATGAGCTTGCGCCGTGCGCCGCACATTACCCAGGGGCGTCAGATCTTCTACTGGTTCGCGCGCTACTACACCGCCCGCTCATATCCTGAGATCGGCTTGTTTTGCGGCAAGCGGGATCACTCGACCGTCATTCACGGCGTCAGGAAGATCGACCGTGAATTTGAGGCCTTGAGGCCGCGCATGGAAGCAATCGCCGCGCGGATCGGCGTTGACCTCTCGTTGCCTCTTAGAGAGGCCGCATGATGAACACTTTGACCTTCGTCGCCATTGTCGCCTTGGGCGAGATTGTCGTGGTGTGGCTTGCCTACTCGCTAGGCCATCAGTCCGGCTGGCTTGCGGGCTGGGAAGAGCGGAGTCAGAAGTAGAGTGAATCTAGCTGCGACCATAGCCAAGATGAGAGCCGCTGGCATGTCCAGCGAGGCTATCTTGCTGTCATTGGAGGCGCTTTTCCCCCACGTTCAATGCGTGGTGGCTGATGATGTGACGGAGCGGCGGCGCGAAGCGGATCGCGTGCGCAAGGCCGTCAAACGTGGAATGTCCGCAGACTTCCGCGGAATTCCGCAGACTTCCGCAGACCCTTCCCCCCTTGTTCCCCCCCTTTCCCCTGCACCCCTATCCCCCCCTATAATCCCCCCATCCACCAAACATTCGCGCGCAAAGCCTGCAACCGAATTGCCAGAAGATTGGCAACCCGACGCAAAGACTTGGGCTCTTGCCGACGAACTTGGCTTCACCAGCCAACAGGCTTGGGACCAGCTAGAGCGCATGCGGGATTGGGCACGGAACGCCGGGGCCAAGGGCCGGAAACCCGACTGGAACGCAGCATTTCGCAACTGGCTAAAACGGACCGCAGATGACACACGAAACAGACCTCGAGCCCCTCAGAACCGCAATTGTAACGCAACCTCGTTCGCAATCCTCGATGCCGTCTTTGACGAAGCAATCCGCAGATCGGATGGACGCGGGGAGGAGGGCGGCGAAGAAAATGCTTTCGTCGTACCCGGATTACGGAAAAGCGCCGCCTGAGTACGTGGTCAACCTCGCTGAGAGCTTGTCCTACCTCAACGACGAGGAACTGGCGGTTGTCATGCACCCGGTCAACGGCGTGGTGGCCCGCACCAAGTTTTTGCCGACCTTCGCAGACATCGCGGCGGTTCTTCAAGACCACAAGAATAGGCAGGAACAGTTTAAGCCCGCGCATACCCAGTACAAGCGGCTGACCGAGGAAAGCGGCCCGTGGGACAAGGAAACCGACTATGAGCGCAAGGCAAAAGTCGTGAAGGAGTTGCTTGGCTACAATCCGTCGCCAAAGGCACAACAGGTTGAAGGCAAGCGCGAACTAGTGCCGCCGACAGCGGAAGACCTGAAGAACTTGAGGCTCAAGACGCCCGAAGCCCCGCCGTCGCGGTATCTGATTGCTCAATTGGAAGCGGAAGGGTGGCCGTTCATTCCTGGCAAGGGGAAAACTGCATGATCCTCACAATCATTCCTGACGACATTCTGTTAGCAATCAACATCATCGCCAAGCGTGGGCAGGAGCTTCAATCCCTCGCCAATCGCTACGACGACGCCATGAAGCGCATTCACGATTTAACCGCAGAACTTGAGCATCTACGCAGAGAGGTGAACCGTGGCTGATTGGGATTGGGCTGATAAAAAGGCTATCGAAGTTTTTAGGGAAACAGACGGTTGCGTAGGCCTTGGCGATATGGCCGACGCCCTTCGCCAAGCCCGTCAGGCCGCGCTGGAAGAGGCGGCGAAAATGATTGAAAGGTTTCCTGATCCGGGTTCAGCACGCAACGTCATTTTGGCCGTTGAAAGCTGCGCCCACGCCATCCGCTCCCTCAAGGACAAGTCCTTATGAACCGCAGCAACAACCACTTCTTCAATAACGCCCGCTGGGCAGAGCGTGAGGACCAAGACTTGAGGAAACCGCGCGCGCCAGAGATCGGCGGAGTGATCATTCTAGCCGTGGCAGCGATAGCAGGGCTGGTGCTGGCATATCGCGCCGTCGAATGGGCTCTGAATTGACCTGGGTAATTGTCAAAACAGATACCCGCAAAGAAGCCTTTGTAGCGGGGCAGGTGGCCAATCTCGGCTTTGATTGCTGGGTGCCATGCCAAATGATCGCAACCCGCCCCCACGCGGCCCGGAAGGTCACGGCGAAGGCAATGGTCAGCATCAAAGAGCTTCCGATCCTTCCCAAGCGCATTTTTGCCCGCATGGACTGGCATCAGGCCGGAGCACTGCGCGGGATCCGGCACCTACAGGACGTCGAACGGGACGGCGAAGAGCGGATTGTAGCAATACCGGATTCACAGATTGCGGCATTCAAGGCAGAGATAGACCGGGAGAACACGGCTGCGCTTGCGTTGGCTCAGAAGGCCAGCAGGCGGCAGAAGGCGAAATGGAGGTCGCTGAAAGACGCGCTTCTGGAACTGGTAGATTCGGCGAAACAGCAAATGGAGATCGCAGCGTGAGCAAATGGCCCGGCATCAATGACAACGAATGGCCGCAAGAGGTGCCTTGTGACTATTTTTTTGACAATGATCGCAATAGCCCTGAAGGCATGTCATGGCGAGGTATTCGGGCCGTGATGGTTGGTCTGTGTCGGCGGGTTGATGAATTAGAAAAAGAACTGGGCAGAATGCGGCGTCAGGTTGCTGATGATTCTATGTCGGCGGCGCTGCGTAATGCAGAACATAGGCGCGGTTGGTAGCTGCCATAATTCGGTAACAATTGTTGTGCTATATCCCACGCTGACTTACCGCATATGCCGCTCAAGAGGGTCCGCCCCGTGGCTGCGACCGAAACCGTTAGGTGTCGGCGTGTGTAGATTTGACTAAAATTCTGGGGCGGCGTGGAAAGACACGCTAACCGCAGCGACGAGGATAAGCAGCCGGGTGGGCGCTGCTAGGCCGTGATGTACGGATCATCCCCGTTCCTTTGACTCGCTGCGGAACGGCCAAGCCGGTATCAAGCCCGGCCCCCAGAACTAAAAAACTGAATTCTGACGGCGGCGTGGAAGGACACGCAGGTCATAGGGAACGGGCTACTGCGGCAATACCAAAAGCGCTGCGATGCTGCCCAAGCTGGAGCGTAACCAGCCCTCTTCACGGCAGGAAACCGAGGAAGCAGCCGGCATCAAGCCCGGCCCGTCAGAACCAATTCAACCAATCCCCGCCGCCAACTGCCAGCACATTCACGTTACAGCGTATCAGTGGTCAGCTTGCGCGCGGGGTGCCCTATTTAATCGGCGGGAGACCGTGAGCAATTGCTGCACACGCAAGGGCGATATGCGGCGGGATTGAAGACGATCCGTCAAGGTATCGATCAAGCGTTGATCGTGCGATTCCAAGGACTGAAGCCGCCTCAACCTTATTCAGGTGAAGGCGGCTCATCCACGTCGAAAGAGATTCAGGCGTCATGCTTCGGCCCGCGTTGCGTCTCGAAGCTGCTCTGCCAACGCGGCAACATTTTGAATGTGGCCGTATTTTCTAAGGTTTTCCTCAAAAGTCACCCGGCAAAAATAAGAAAGGAAGTTTTGAGCTAGGCGCCCGTTTGGTTTCTTTTGGGCTCGCTGCCACAACGCGAGCACCACGGCGACACCGTCGTCGGTCTCAAAACATCCGTCAAAAGCCCGGTTGCAGCTTGTGTTCCGCTTTTCTGCGATGACGCGTGCGGCGTAGTCTACTCGGTCTTGAAAGCTTGCGTTGTACATCGAAAGCATTCGTAGTTCTCCTTTGTTGGGTTGAGGAGGGGCAGAGGCCCCTTTTAGTTGTTTAAGGTCTAGTGCGCACCTTCACGGGAATCCGTGGTAGGCAACTTCCGTGCTGTTTTTCCACTCAACGCGCAGCAGCATCATGTTGGCCGGGATTTTTTCGGTGGTTTCAACCCAGTTGGCATCAGGCGGAGAGGCTGCGCGGCAGAACACAAAGTTCATGCACTCATAATCGCGCTTGGTGAAATTCTTGTTTTTGAAGGTCTTGGTCATCTGATTTTCCCTTTTATTCGGCGTTTGAAACAGGCGTCAGAATGGTGCGGATTTTGAGCCGTCCGCGAGCATCGCGCTCAACTACAGTCCGAGAGCTGTACTTTGTGTCTGTCCATCCGTCTTCGGCGGTCCATACGAGGTTTGGCTTGGCGGTCATCTGCGTTTCTCCCTTGTTGATGACCAATACATAGCATAGCCGTGTAGCGAATGCAACATAAAAATGCTAATTATGCTAAAAATAATACATAGAACGATTGCAAGAAAGATAGAGCGTGTCAGTCGGCAGACCATCAAAATACAATAAAGCATTCTGCGAAGAGATTATCTCCCTTATGGGGGACGGTCTTTCGCTGACTGCTGCCGCTGCTGAATTAGGCATTCACCGAGAGACAGCTTACGCATGGGAAAGAGAAATTCCTGAATTTTCTGACGCCATAAAACTGGCAAGAGGAAAACGTACGCTGAAGCTCGAGCGTGATCTGCTCAGGGCGACTGACGGACCGACGGTCACAAGCCGAATCTTCGCTCTCAAGAATGCTTGCGCTGACGAGTGGCGCGAGAAGGTCACTAATGAGCATTCCGGACCGAACGGCGCTCCTATCGTAATTGCTACAGGCGTCCCGCGTGACGGCGACTAGCACGGGCTACCGCGCCCGCGACGTATTCGTACCGTTTCACCGTAGAAGGCAGCGTTGGGCCATCGTCGTGGCTCATCGGCGCTGCGGCAAGACGGTCGCGGCAATCAACGACATGCTCGATCATGCGCTGCGTACGCCGAAGCCTGACGCGCTGTACGTATTTGGCGCGCCTACTCGTGATCAGGCCAAAGCGGTCGTGTGGACCTATTTGAAGGCCGCTGTCTATGACCTGCCACGGGTCAAGATCAACGAAGCGGAGCTATCGGTCAAACTCTACAACGGCTCTGTCATCCGGCTCTATGGCCTTGACACCAGTTACGAGCGTCTTCGCGGCCTGAGGCTTGACGGCATCATTCTGGACGAAGTGGCAGACATTGACGCGGAGGCATGGCCGAACGTCATCCGGCCTGCATTGTCGGATCGCCAGGGCTGGGCGGTATGGATTGGGACCCCGAAAGGACGTGATGCGTTTTATCAGCAATTCGCTGAAGCTGTGGCAAAGCCGGACGAGTATTTCACGGCGGTTCTCCGTGCTTCGGAAACGGGGCTGGTTCGTTCGGAGGAGCTAGAATCCGCCCGCTCTCAAATGCCTGAGAGCGTCTACAATCGAGAATACGAGTGCAGCTTCGATGAGCCGGGTATTAATCAGCTTCTCTCGGGTGAAGCGGTCAAGATAGCTCAGGCCCGGAAGGTAGAACCACAAGGCCCGCGCATTCTCGGCGTTGACGTTGCCCGCTTCGGCGATGACCGGACCGTGATTGCATGGCGGGATGGTGACAAGGCGACGTTCTTCTCCGTCTTTCGTGGTCTCGACACAATGGAAACCGTGGGCCGCGTATCGATTGCAATTCAGGAGTTCGGTCCTGACGCGGTATTCGTGGACGAGATCGGCATCGGTGCAGGTGTTGTCGATAGGCTTAGGCAGCTGCGGTATCCCGTGATCGGCGTCAACAGTGGTTCCAAGGCGCTTGATGACGCGAAGTTCTTCAATCTGCGCTCGGAGATGTGGTTCAAGCTGGCTGACTGGATCAAGAACCGCGGTCATGTCCCGAAGCGTGATGACCTTGATCTTGAGCTAACGGCGGCGACCTACAAGTTTGATAACCGCAACAGGTTGCAGCTTGAGAACAAGGACCAGATCAAGGAACGGCTCAAGGCTTCCCCTGATCTCGGTGACGCTCTGGCACTGACATTTGCCCAGCCTGTAGCGCCGAAGGACATTCGCAAGGTTCTGCCGACACAGGCTGAGGACTACGACCCGTTCAGCTACGGCAGGCGAAGGCCAGCGTTTCAGGAAGAATGGAATCCTTTCTGATGCTGGATGAGAAGGGCTATCGTGATTATTGGGCAAGCGCGCCTTATCCGCGTGATGTGTCGCGGGATTACGAGCGCGCTCGGCACCTAGGCGCGTACATAAAAATGCGGTTTGGCGATTGTCTGCCGTATTCGCGTGCGCACACGTACATATTTGACGCAGCTTATGACGGCGCAGTTATCATCGCCTGACTTCGCGTCGGTCGCTTACATCGCCCGGAACATGCGCAAGGCTGATCGAGATGAAGTCTACAACGTCATCGGACACAATAACCCGTTCCTCTTGGCACAACAGGCCCTTGACGCAGGCCGAATGGGCTCATCTGTTTGTGCTCATCGAGACAACCGACCTATCGCAGTTCTCGGCTTTATGGCTCGGCATCCCGGCGTCGGCTCGGTCTTTGCTTTCGGCACGAATGAATTCCCACGCGTTGCACTAACGCTCACACGCTATGCGCTTCGGGTCATGCGGCCCGCTCTCATAGCTTCTGGCTTTCACCGCGTGCAGTGCGAAAGCCGGATCGATCATCATGACGCACACGCATGGCTGGAACGGCTTGGGTTCAAGCGCGAGGGCATCCTCAAGGCATTCGGCTCTGACGGGTCAGACTACATTCAATTCGGAGCGGTATCGCATGTGTTTCAGAGCCCCCCAGGTCAAGATGCCGAAGGTTGAGAAGCCGCCGATGCTTCCCAACAGGCTTGATACGCAAACGGACGCGCTTCGGAGTCTGATGCAGCGCCGTCAAGGCATGGTGTCGGCTAGCTCTACGAACGTCACGGGCGGCAACGCTGGTGCTGCTGCAACCGCCGCGCCGGTGGCAGGCGGCAAGACGATCCTCGGAGGCTAGGCCATTGGCTGCTGACCCGAAGTCCATCAAGCGCCGCTATGAGGCACTGAAGGCGCGTAAAAGCGTGCTGGAGGGTCATTGCGAGGAAGTAGCGGAATACTGCTCTCCCCGGCACATGGGCTTCACGGGCTATCGTGAGAAGAACGAGAAGCGGATGACGCGGGT